CATTTCAGATGACATAATCAATTTAATAAACGCTGTTTGCTCTGCCGCTAACGTTTGCGAATACGATATGTAAATGAAATTGCATTGCGGATTGATAGCGTAGCACCAAGCCACCCACATACAAACGTGCAACGACTTGCCGGATCCGGGCTCAACGTTTATTAAAAGGTTTTCGTCTGGGTATTCAAGTCGTGTCATTGAACTTAGTTCACGACAGATAGTTATTTGATGGGATTCACGACCAACAGGCTGAGATTGAATGTAGTCACGGTTTGTAATGTACTTTGTAAAGAAGCGCGTGAACTCATACAGCGAGCCTCGTAAACGAGCTGCCATCTCTTCCTTTTCGCGGTCGATTTTAAATTCCATTAATATTCTTTCTTATGTTTGACATCGAGTTCTGTTTGCAACACTTTAAGTTCTTCTTTAAGTGCTGCGTTCTGGTCTGCCAACGTTTCGACATCTTCTGTACGCCATCTAGCACGAGTTTTAAGCCAGAATATTTGCGCCGCTAAGTCATCCTTTTTGGTGGCACGATTATATAAACGCCGAGCCACTTCAGCGTTCGCATTGATAGACGCTGTTTCAAGTTCGCGGCTGTAATAGTAGGTTAGCGTGTCGTCACAGATTTGTAAGAACGTGGCTATTTCTTTATGCGTATGGCCATAGCTTTTGAGCGCAGAGACTTGCGCCCTGCTTTCAGGTGTGGGTTTATGTTTAGCCCCCTGTGCCATTGGATGCCTCCAGTTCTGCTTTCTTGCCAGTAAACTTTTCCCATCTCGATACTATAACATCGCAGTATTGAGGTGATAATTCCATCATTAAGCATTTACGATTTGTTTTCTCGCAAGCAATTAAGGTTGAGCCAGAACCGCCAAAAAGGTCTAGTACGCTTTTAATATCTTTCCCGTATTCGTTAAAACACCATTCGGCTAAAGCGATTGGCTTTTGTGTAGGATGAACACGCCCTTCGCCATGCTCTGATCCCTTTATCATTCCTTTCCATAAATGGCGAAAAATTCTGACTGACTTGGCAGAGGATTTCACCCATGCAAGCTCGCAATCTGAATTGCCATCACGTTGTTTATCTTCTATGCGTTTGTCCCACACAAGCCAATTAGCTGACTGAGGTAAAGCATGGCAGTAATGATTAGCACCCCAAAACACCATTAAAGGTATTTTCATGCTTTGCGCTAGGTTGAAAGAATCAATTGCTGTTTCAGTATTGGTGTCACCAATGATTTTCTCGTATACGCCAGCTTTTGCTGCCTGGGTTCGTTTGGATCTGACCCTATCTGTATTCTCATCAATTCCATAAGGAGGATCTGTATAAACCATTTCTGGCTTTGCATCGGCTATTAGTTTTTCAACTGCGTCAATGCTAGTGCTGTCACCACACATCAACCTGTGCTTTCCCATAATCCATATATCGCCAAGCTTGGTTATGGGATCAGAGGGAATATCCGGCACTTCATCTTCATCGCCTTCAAACGGTGGAATCTCGTCTGGCATGAACGTAGCAATCTCATCAGCCTTAAAGCCGGTGAAGTCGGTGTCGTAATTGTTGTCACGCAAAAAGGATATCTGGTGGATTAACTTGTCGTAGTTCCAGCCGGCGTTGAGCGCCATCTTGTTGTCGGCAATAACGAGCGCTGACTTTTGAACGTCTGTCAAGCCGTCAACAATAATCGTGGGGATTTCCGTTAAGCCAGCACGTTTAGCGCCCGCAACACGGCAGTGTCCTGCAATGATGACGTTCTTTTCGTCAACCAAGATAGGATTGGTGTAGCCAAACTCCGCGATGCTATTAACTACCTCATCAATTTGCTCTTCCGAGTGCGTCCTTGAGTTATGCTCAAAATCTATAATATTCTCAATAGATTGTACTTTATAAGTCCGAAAGATATTACTCGGCTTGGGTAGTTTCGCTTCTTTTTTCGCCACCATTAACATTCCTTGTTTTTTTGGACACAGGCTTATTTTCAGCGGCCTTTGCAGCTGGTAATTCCACCTTTACTGAAACATGACCTGTTCCATCACAGGGTTCGCATTTAATAATCATAGATCCCATGCCCCGATACGTTTTGTTACCGAGGCATTTTGAGCATACTAATTTCATTTTCGTTCCCTTATTTCTTAAAAAACTTCATGTAAACTATCACGACAATGATGATGGCGGTTTGAGCTGCCGAAGTCGTGGAGAGAAATAACTGCTCAATCTCGTGGCTATCGAGCTTGCCGTCAGACAGGTAATCGCGAAGTTGACCTATAAATTGAAAGATGCCTAAGAAGCCAGCAGACCCTAGCAATTTTCCTATATGCTTGTCGAAAAAGTCCATGATAAATCTCCTGATATGTCAATATGATAAAGTGTATGTGCTTTGCAGTCAAAATTATAAACACGTTTTTCATACCACTAGTTCAAAATGAACCAGATCCCTCAAGCCTTTTTCATCTGTGATATCAAAATTGCGATTCCAATCACCTCCGTATCGAATATCATGGGTTATTTTGCCGCTTGCTCTGAGCTGGGATGCGATACCCATAACGTACCCCGCGAACCAGAAGAAACGACTGGCATTATTCCAGTCCACAGGATAGGGGCTAACGTCAACGGCAATACTTGGTGTTCTGTTATGCTTACCGTTCGGCCAATGCAGTTTAGAATTACCGGCGGCAAACGCTTTTTCTTGATTCGCTTCATTACGAAAACCCTCCAACACTATGCAATCAAAAGTTTTAATGACTTCGTTAAATAAGACCTGCAAATCAGGATGACAGGTGAATAATTGATATTTGGATTGACTGCTAAAATTCGCCATAGCACATTTCTCCTTCTGTCACAACATCTGTCATGTGTCAGACAATTTGTCGAGCGATTTAATTATGAATTCCACCTCTCCATATTGTCGCACTTCTTTACGAGAAATTGTGAGTTTCCATATTTTAAAATCATCGTCATAGATTCCGGCCTTTTGTAGCGTGTCTAAAATCACCTTACAGATGTTGTCTAGGTCACGCCTTTTTTTATCGGGCGGGTAAATGAAAAGCTCAATTTGCAATTTTTCTGCCGCAATTGGTTTTACTTTCTGTGCATACAGTAAGTACAGACACTCTTTTACATAATTTTGCACTTCAGGTAGACGAGGTTTAATTATCTTGCCAGTGCGGGTTTTTAACGTCCGGTTTAGATAATACTTGTTTATCGAGGGCGGATAGGGCAGCTTCCCCTTCACTATCAAGTCTTCCATGTAATTTATCCATTATGAGTTTCATGTATTTTTCGGCGACTTCCGGTTTTGCCTTTGAAGTTGAGGCCACTTCTTTTTTCACAATAGGCTGTTTGTGGCCTTTGCAATAATGGAAGAACTCTATCACGTTGGGTGGATTTGGGATGTACCCGCTTTTGCACATATCCAAAACGCTCTTAATTTCTTCAGGGGTTGTTCCGTAGAGTCCAGATTGCCATCTTAACTTTTCGAGATCGACATAGGATGGCTTCATAAATTGAGATGCGAATTTAGAGCCGTAGGCTTCCGCTAATCGTATAAAGATGCGATCTATCCATTCCACTGGAAGCTTGAAGTTGTGCAATTTTTGCTCATCCATGTTAAGCCCGCTTTTCGTCCTGATCCCTCACTGGATCTTATTGTTGACGTTACCATATTGATGGCGCTAGGAATATGGTTAGCACATACAGTATTTGCTTTGCGAATACAGCACGTGCTAATATAGCCCTGTCAATAATAGGAGTCTTACCATGAAACACAGTGAAATGTTTGCTTTAAGGATGTATTTAACCAGCTTTCCAGAGAACGATACTTTTGATGAGGTGCTTGCCAAGCTTGATACAGGCCACATTGATATCACAGTTTGGAAGCCATTCCAAATTTATGATGCCAACCAGCTATCGGAATTTATTCTGGATAGTGTTCAACAAATTGAAAGTCAGTTTTTCCCACTACATGAGCTTATTACCGTAATTGATAAGGATACTGTGCGAGTCTTGTTTTTGAGTATTGTAGGTAGAATTCCTTTTTCAGATGAGCTTACACGGCTTTGCGCTACGCTTGACACGGATCTTTCGTTTCAACTAAGAGATAAAATCGCAGACGCTCTTAAGCTTTTAAATATCAAAACCAATACATAATCTCTGTATGTTTTTACTGTGTCTTACAGGGGTCACTTAACCCGCTTCCGAGAGGCATACTTAATTTGGTATGCCTTTTTTTTGAGTGATAGTTATCCACAGTTTCTGTGGGTAAGCCTGTGGAGTGTGGGCAAAAATGGGTCGCGGAGTGAGGTGTAACCCTGCTTTCCGTTAGGTGAAACCATAGTGAACATAGCTGTGCAACCCTTAGTCAAAAGGGGGTTAATACCGAGGGGTCACTTAAAGGGATGAGCGGTTTGTAAGGCGGCGTAGTGTTCAGATGGTGACTTGGATGGGTCAAGGTTAAATAGCTCCACAGCTTTTCTACCTAGCATTTGTTTGTAGGCTGATTGTCGGTCTATTTCTTTTTGGCTTACCGAGGTGACACTTGAGATAATTCCTAGAATCTTGTTACCGGCTGACCTAGCTTTTGATCCCATATTGCCGAGCTGTTCCTTGACTAACCCAATCATGGCGCGGGCTTTCTTACGACCCTCCTTGGTTGTTTTCTTTTCAGCGCGTTGCTGCGCCCATCCACGCTGTGAAAACCATTTTGTCCAGAGTGAACCATCCATATCGAGATCGGTAAAGAATTTAGGGAGGAATGATCGAATTGAGGCTATTCCCCTAACTTCACCCGTTTCGGGGTTTCTAAGGAATTGGCGGGTAACTTTCATGTAACCAGCGCGGAGGATGTCTTTAAGCGCCCGTTTAGCCCGTCTGTAGACGATACCGGCTTTCTGAGCGAGTGCTTTAAGGGTCATATCCCTAAAGCCGCCATTTTCAAGCGCACGCCCTATACGACCGGTTGCATCGTCTTGGTAATAGTTCATAACTTGGAGAAGGGCGATAGCAGCCTCACGGCGCTGGGATCTAACTTGATGGCCACTCTCGTTGTGGAACTGGAGGGTGTTAAGGGAGGTTTTCGGCTTGTCATAAGCGGCAGCCAGTTTCTTACTTGTCTCCTGCACGATCTTAGCTCTAGGCTTATGCGTTGCGGGAATTATAAACAATTTGGGCGCAGATCGAGAATGATCGCAGTAATTTGCCGCTAACACTGGTTGACTTACCATGTCTTGCGGTATAATCTTCGCGACCTGTTTGACTGATGTACTGCTCAATCCGCTGTTGCTTTCGAGGGCTGGCGCGGGTTGAGCAGGTATCCTACCTTCACTCATATTCTTTTCCTTTGAAATCCATTCAAAAAAATCATGCCAAGAATCTACCTCTTGGAGCTATGCTTCGTCAAATCTTTTTTTAACTTTAAGCTATTGAATTAAAATATTTTAGTATATGTGCATTGTATTTGCATTGCGAATACAGCATGTGCTATAGTTCATAAAATCCTTTTCAATCACTAGCATAGGAAGTCCCATGACGAAAATAATCGCTGTCATCAACCAAAAGGGAGGTGTCGGTAAAACGGCGACCACTTGCAATCTAGCATACTGCTTCGCGACCCAAAATAAAAGAACGCTCCTTGTTGATTTAGACCCTTCTGCCAATGCAACCCGCATTTTTTACAAAGATATCCCGACTTTAACGGTGAAAGATTTTTTAATTGGCAAAGATTTAATTTCAGATGCCATCGTCCACGCCTATAATTCTGTCGAAAATTTATCCATAATCCCGTCACATATTAGCTTGGCTATGGCAGAGAGAGAGCTAGGCAATAAGCCGTTCCGTGAAACGCTGCTTTCAAAAAGACTGAATGATGAACGAATCCTATCTAAATTTGATCTGATTCTCTTAGATTGTCCTCCAACTCTGACCACCTTAACCATCAACGCGATGTATGCCGCCGACCTTATTCTAGTCCCGGTGACTTATGCTAAAGATGCCCTTGAAGGGGTAGGGGATCTGTTTGACCTTTTAGGAGAAATCAAAGACGGGCATTCTTACCAAATCAAATTACTTCGAAACCAGTTTGATGCGAGAAAGAAGACCGCCAATAATTACGTGGCTGACAAGCTGCAACCTTTCATCGAGAAAGATTTAGTTTTAAATACCGTCATTCGTCAGGATGAGGAGGTCAACAAAGCGAGCATTGATGGCTTTACCGTTATTTATGCCTCTCCAAATTCTCACGCAGCGCATGACTACAAAAGCTTAAGTACCGAACTAGAGGAAACATTGAATGACTAAATTAACTACAGATCGCATTCCTAATATGAAGCCTAAAGAGAAGTCTAAAAAGTTGGGGCTTCTAACCCCAAAGAGACGAAAGAACATAACGATGCGTTTCCAGCATGACACGATTGAACGATTAGAGAAGATATTACATCGTGCTCACGAAGCCATTAATTATAAAATTTCGCGCACTGACATTATCGAGGCATTACTTTTTGATGCAGAAGAAAATCGCCATAATACTAACATAAAAACAATTCTATTAGCTTTTGGAAAGGGCGAATAAATGTATGTGCTGCACTTGCAATGCAATTACAGCATGTGCTATATTCACGCCGTAGACACTAAATCAAAGAGGAAAACATGAAAAAGATATTAGCTTTAATAGTTTTGTCAGTTTTGTCAGTTAGCGCAATGGCAGCAACCCAAACTTGCGTCACCAACTGCAATGAATTTAACTGCATTACCACATGCTCAAATTGAGTTAAACCGTGTCAGATGAGGGCTGGAACCCTCATCTAGCACTAACCCTAACCGACAGCAGGAGTCGAAAATGGCTATAGCGATCTTAACTAATGAAGTAAGACTTACCAAGCGTTTTAGCGATACCATAGTTGTTCCAATCAAGAAAAAGGAATTTTCTATAATGAAGCTCAGCCGCGTACCCCGTGATGCAGTATCCGCGAAAGAACGTCTGTCAGTCCCCTTCAGCTACAAATGGTTAAAATTCAAAACCTATTTCTTAGGAATCAAAAAGTGAATACCAGAGAAAATGATGAAGATTTCAATGAAGTCGAAGAGAAGAGCGAATGGGATGAATGGCGAGAGGACGACAACGCTCGCCGTTTCCGAGAATGGGAGTCCGACAACAGGAGACCTTACTAATGTTCATTTCTTGGTGGGTTCTGCTGATTATTATTTGGCTAATTTTCGCAGATAGAGACTAACGTTCTACGTGAAACAAAGATAAAACATACATGCCGGGAATTGAACCATGAGTTATTTTAGATGCCCCAAGTGCGGGCAGTTATCACACGATAGGAAGTGTTTAAGTTGCAAAACAAGTGTTGTACACGCTTCTTATT